CTTAGTGTCGCGTACAACGCGAGGTGCTTTGATGCCTATTGAGAAGCCTTTAAGAACTCCTGCTTCCACTTTCTTAACGCTAAGAGGATCAACGACATGAGCAGTAATGTAATGACCATCTTCTTTGGCTTCATATTCCTTGGCTACTCCTGCCGCGATAGAGGTATGCATCTCACGAACATTGCCGCCAGACTTGAACCATTGTGGCATGGCAGTTGCAAGCCAGCCAGCATCACAAATTTGATTGTCAAGGTCAAGGGTTTCATCCGTTGCCTTGCCGTAAACCATAAGCGAACCATCTTCTTGCTTTTCAGACTTGATGATTGCTGCATACGAGGTTGCGAAATCGTTATTCATTAGTTACCCGCAGTCCATAGGAAGGAAACTGATGTCGAAGCACCAGAAGCGATTACTGAAATAGTTGTTCCTGCGGTGAACTCAAGAGCCTGAGTTGTAGCAGGTGGGATTGGCAAGCCTTGTGTTGCACCAGAAGAGGCAACTGTGCCATCTCCGATGTAAATAGTCTTTGAGGCATCGTTGTTACGGACATTGATGAGCGCACGGCGTACACCAGTTGGAACCACAAACAAAGTTTGCGCGGTTGTTCCTACGGTTACTGTGCCGTGTTGAAGTGGTGCGGCCATTTATTCTCCTAGGGTTGATGTATCTACATAAGGTGCAAGACTGCACATACAGTTTGGGTGAGCGGGTGGCTCGGTATCCCCGGTGGGGAAAGTTTCGTCAATGCCGATAGGTGAGGCATCTGCGTTCTCTTGGCAATCCTCGCAACCTTCTGCGACTAGCCATTCAACCTGAGTAACCCCTGAATCTTCATAGAGATTGCGGGATGCGACAGATACGGCGCGTGACATTTCAGTCTGCGCGATTGTGAGTGCTTGTTGCGGGTCATTGATGACCTGATCTACCATAATAGAAACTTTGCTTGGCGTGATACCTGATGCAAGCGCATCGCCTAAAACTGTGCCGATACGATCAATCTTGGTCTGAGAGATGCCGTCAATAACAATTCCTCGGCGATCTAGCAAGCCTTGTAGCGCGTTCTTTGGCTTGATAAGAGCAGCAGCAGCTTGGTTGCCGGGTGTCCAAGTATCCCAGTTGACTACACCCGCGCTAGGGGCTTTCTCAAGCCCTTTAAGCATATATTGTGCGGCAACCGTACCTAAGACCCAACCATCGGCATATAAAGGCTTGAGAGAGTCTAATAAGACCTTTTTATCTGGCGTGATCGTTGCCTTAGCCCAATCTCTTGCCTGTTGTGTAGTTGTAGAAGTTGAGCCTACATGAGATTGAAACCAAGCACCAACAATATCGTCGGCGTTAAATGCCTTACGAAACCCTTTGCGGATTTGTTCGGCGTGACGAGAGGCAAGTCTTACGGCAGTACCGTGAGCAGGCCATAACATTACATATCCAAATAGCGTTCAGCGTACCAACGAGCGCCATCAAGATCGCGGGCATCAATGAACTTGTTGAGAGTTTCTGCATACGCGCTATCTAGGTGATTGAACTTAAAAGGTTCTGTTGGTGTGTTACGGCGAATCCACTTGATGAACTTGACGACTTCTTTTTGATCGGCAGGTCGTTCTTCTGGTTCAGGCTTCTCAGGTGCTTCTGTAGCAGAAGGCTCGTTGTCCTGTACGCCATTCTCGTCAAGAGAAGTTCCAGCGGCAACGATTCCATCTGGGCTAAAGAGATAGACAGATTGACCCGCTACAAGGATTGGCATATCTGCTTCTGGTGTATCAAGAAGAGGCAAGCCGTTCTCAGCGCGGTGTTCGTTGATAGTCAAGCCACCATTGCGAACCTCGACATCATCGCGGTCTGCTTGATCTTTGGTGTCATTGCGGGTTGAAGCCATGAACTTGAACTCAAGCTCGCGTGGCATACCCAAGAACGAGTAGGAAAGGTTTGTGATGACTTTAGATAGCCATTGTTGGATTGGCTCAAGTCCGAGTTGCTGACCAGCCTCAGCCTCACCCTTTTGATGACCGCTTGCGCCGATGCCACCCTTAGATGAGAAGCCAATCTCGGTAGGCAATACGCCAAAGTGACCGCAGATTGAGGTGATGAGGTATTCGTCAAATGTATCTGAGAACTTTTCGCCATAACCTTCAAGCTGAACTGCCTTGATACCCGCAGGCAGTAGGCGAGCGCGCTTGCGTTGTTCTGTCTGTCCTGCTAGGTCATCGTTAAAAATGTTCTCATAGGCGCGAAGCAACTCTGGGTTATTGCCGAAGGTTGCATCTGTTTCAAATAGCATCTCTGGCACAACGCCATCGGTGTATTCGGCGCGAATCCATTGTTGACGGCGAAGGTAAATGTCGGCGATAGTAAGTGCGCGCTCAACAGGTGAGTAACCGTACACAGTCCATGTTCGGCGGTTCATAATGTTGTAAACGAGCTGATCTGATGTGAACTCGCCATCGGCATCAGGCGCATCGTTGGTGATGTCGAACTCTGAGCGTGGGAAGCCGTAGAGAATCTGTTGGTAGGCGGGGCCTTGTTCTGGGTTTGGTCGAAAGCCTAGGTCATTGATAAGTGGCTTGATTGTTGAGCCATCTAAAACCTTGAAGCCCATAAGGTCGCCACCGACAGTCTTTTGAGGCCAGATAGCCCACGCATCAAGAACAAGAACTTCCTCAAGGCAGAGGCGAATCCAGTCAGCAAAAGTTAGACCTTCTGCGACATCTGGCATCTTCCAAAAATCAACAAGACGGTCAATGTCGCTAGAAAACGCTTGGCGAGCCTTATCCATTGCTTGAAGGTGATTGCCACCTGCTTCTGCAATGATCTTTTCTGAGGCTGAATCTGAGATGACAATATCCCATTCAAGAGCCGCAACTTTATTCTTTAAGACTTCAATACAACGGCGCAAGATGTCAATCTGATCGGCAGCAGCGCGAAGGGTTGCAAATGGTACAAGGCGAGTTTCCGTGATGTTGATGTTCTGAGCAACGAGGAACTCATAACGGCGAGGATCTGGGCGACCACGCTCCTGTAGTGGGTTGATTGCGCCGGGTACGAGAGGAACGCCCGGTGTGAAAGGTACATTGGCGATGTTAGGGTCGCGTGGTAGCGGAACCTGTGTGCCGTAGCCCTGTTGCTGAGCGAGCGCATTGTTACGCATTTGAGATTCGGTCATGGCAACTGAACCTGTTGGGAGAGTTGGGGCTTTGTTAATCTCTGCCGCTACGCGAGCTGCAATCCTGTCTAGGATGCCCATGTATTCTCCTTATTGTATTCGTGCGAGATTGCCTTCAATGGCGGTTCGATATTCAGGGGATAGGTCTTTGGTTAGTAAGTCGGTAAAGATTTCAACGGATTCATCTTTGCGACCAACCCACCAAGCAGATACGGCTTTCTCAAACTGCAAGCAGTAATCATTGAAGCCAAGGTCTGCGGGTAGTTCTGGCATCTTGTTGAGATGAAGTCCAGCGCAAGCCCATGTGTAGGATTCTTGCCATTTAGCCGAACGCTCGTAAAAGCGCGACAAGAAGAAGTAAGCCTCTTGGCGATAAGGCAGGTAGGCAATCGCCTTGTAAATCAAGTTCTCCACCGTTGCTTGGCGGTTCTGCTGGCTCTCAAAACAGATCGAGGCTTTAAGAAGCGAAGCGTAGGCGTAGGAAGGTCTTGACTCGTAGCCGTATTCGGCAGTTCGCAGATAGAACGAGATTGCGCTCGCCGTCTGCCCTATGCGCTCGTACTCCTGAGCAATCTCAAAGTTGAGTTCAGGGTTAAACGGGTCACGCGATAGGTCTGTGATTAAGGTTTCTATAAGCACTCTGCCACCATCTCATCTACAAGGTTGCCTGATACTTGTAACATGAAAGCGGCATTGTCTTGAAAACCAAAGCCAATAAGTAGATCGCCGTTGTGCTTGGCGATTCCAGCGCAGAACTCAATCTGCCCGTTTAGGAACGACCAGTTCTCAGGTGAGAAGCCGATCAGCTCAAAATCTTGATTCCAGACACAAAACCTGTGGCGATAAGTGCCGTTCTTCTGCCCCATGTAGTTCTTGAACAGTACGACCTCATGCGTTACGGCGATGTAATACTCACCCCAACGGATAACCTGAGAGCCACCGCGTTGATCTGTCGGCGGTTGCTTGCCCTGCTTGAGAGCTACAACAGAAGCGGGGTTAGTCATCGCGCTAACGATCTCAGTAGGCGCAGTCCATTTAACATAACAGAACGCGCTATCTTGAATAGGCATCCAGTTCTTTTCGCAGTACGAGGAACTGTCAGCTACTTCAATGCGCTTGCGGGAAATCTCTTTGCAAGTCCAGTCGGTCTTGTTAATCTCGATCTGGCACAACTCCATGCGACCTTGACCATTGACTGTGGTATCTCGGCGCACTCCTGAGATGAAGTATTCGCCATCCCATTTAGATAGGCGAGCATCCTCTAAGCCGACAAACTCCCAGATAGGGGTGTGAAGGTTGAGCATCTCGATCTCGCAGAATTGAGCGATGGTGAGATCGTCATTGAGTCTGCAAAGGTAGTTAGTCGTGCGAAGGTGCTGATCTTGCTCTGGGTGCAGATAGGCAAGTGGCCCCCAAATGCTAGGGAAGCGCTGGTCATGCTCGGCGTGATAAAGCGAGTAGTTAATGTGGCGAACAATGCAGAGAATGTCGCCGTCATCGTCTATAAAGACCGACGGGTTCATTAAGCCTGTGCCGCTTGTGATGTCAGTCGGGATAATCAAAGGTGAG